GAGAATTTTTTATTTTTGCAATTTCTCTCCAAGTGAATAATAAAGCAAGATCAATTCTCATTTTTTCACCTTCACTAAAAGAACTATAAGAAAACTCATCGTGGATGGGAGATTTAATCGATTCGCTAAATTCTTCATCTAAAGTAAAGTTAATATAAAAATCCATCATTTGGAGATATCTATTAACTTGTTGATTTATCAGCGGTAAATATTTTTTAATAATCTTAGTTTTAACTCCCCCATCTTTTAACAAACCGTAGATAAAATCATAATAAGTAATTTGATCTTTTCTAGTTTCTACATCTTCACAAGTTCGTTTTAATTGTTCTTTAAATTGTTCTAATTTCTCATGTTCAGAATTTCGGTTTTTAAGTTGATCGGTAATAGTTTGAATTTCATGTTCAAGTTCTCTGATCTGTTTTTGGCATCCAGAGATTCTAGTATTATTTTGAGAAATTTCATACGTAAGTTTAGTAGTCTCTTTAGAGAGGGAAATGAATTGACGCTCTCTTTCTTCTTCCTCTTTAATTGCTTGCTCTAGTTCTTTATAACCAGTCTGCAACTCTTTTGCTTTATTTTGAGCGTCTTCTATTCTATTTAACCTAAACTCTTCTTCAATTGTTTGTGTACAAGTAGGGCATACCGTATTTTCGGTAAAAAATTTATGTTCTTGAGTAATTGTAGATACTTTTTGTGATATTTTTCCTTTAAGATTTCCCAACTTTTTAAGTTTACTTGAAGAATCTGCAAGATTTTCTTGCTCTTTAGTTTTTTGTTGGATTATTTCTTCTAAAGATAAATTTTGTTGATTATAATTTTTAATTTCACTTTCTAATTCTACAATTTTAATTTTATGATTTTCAATTATTGTTTTCCCTTGATTTTCTAATTCATTGATAAAATTACTTTGCATAGAAACTTTATCTTCTAAAGATTCCTGCTTCAAATTAAACGTTTTGATTACATCCTTAGTTTCCCTAATTTTTTCTTTTAGCACAGAATTCATAGAAGAAAATATCTTAATATCTAAAAGATCTTCTATAACTTCTCTCCTATTAGCAGCAGAAAGTTGCATAAAAGGAACAAAACTACTACTACCTAAAATAACAATCTGAGTAAATGATTTGTAATTCATTTTTAAAACATTTTGCTCAAACCATTTTTGCTGATCAATAGCAGCAGCATCCTGATTTAATACAACATCATTTCGATGAATTTCAAAAATGGACGGTTTAATACCACGAATAACTTTCCATTTATTAGTTCCTACACAAAATTCAACTTCGACAACACAATCTTTTTCATTGACAGAGTTAATTAATTGTGGTTTATTGACACCTCTAAAAGATTTACCAAATAGTGCAAAAGTAAGAGCATCCAACATCGTACTCTTACCAGCACCATTATTACCAACAATTAGTGTGGTTTGCGAATTATTAAACGATATTTCGGTAAACTGATTTCCAGTGCTTAAAAAGTTTTTATACCTAATTTTTTCAAATAATATCATTTTCTTGTGGCGGAACAACTAAATCATTTGCAGTAATTATAGCATATTGGTATCCATGCATTTCACATGTTTGCAAAATTACTTTATCTTCTATTTCAATAACATGCATTGTTGGATAGTCCATTTCTTCTAACATCATGGCAAATCTTACGGCATCATCTTCTTCTTCAAACAAATAAAGAATTTGATTTCCTTCTTCATCTATTACGGAATATGCACCTTCTTCCTCTTTACCATCTATTGTTAGTATATACATCTTAGACTAATTCACATGCCTCTTTGTAAATACCTTGGATCATTTTTTGGATAACATTTTTATCCAAATTAACCTCAGTTTCTTCGACATACCTATTTAATATAGAAATAGTATCCTCAGTTTCTAGTTCATCAATTTCAAATTGCTCTTGAATATTGAAATTTTCAACTATCTTTAGTTCTGCAACGTTTGAAGCATATAATTTATCTAAGAACTTATCAAACTGTTTAAGATCAGTCTTTTTCCTTACAACTAATTTTACAATTTTATTTTCGTATGGTCTAGTATCAAACATCCTATAATCAGTATCCTCATAAAAGATAGAATAAAACATCTTATAAGGATTATCTACTGGTTCTAATTCTAAGGTTTCAGTATTGAATAAGTGGAAACCTCTAGTATCATTATAGTCATTTGAATATATTTCATAAGGATTTCCTAGATAAAAAATAGTACCATCTGTAGATCTAGTATGATAGTGACCAGAAAAAACTCTGGTAAATTTTTGGAATATTGAACTATCGTGCCCAGTAGTCATAACATGACCACGATAAGCAGAAAATCCATTTAACTCTAAATGACCACAAACAATCTTTGCATTACTTTTTTTAATAGTATCAAATGTTTTTTCTTGATTTTCTGAATTTATCCAAGGGATAAAAAGAATATTTTCCTTACCAATTTTAATATGTTCTATCTCAGATATAACTTTTACATTCTCATATTCGCGTAAAAGCAAATCTACAGCATTAATCTGATTAGTATTTTTATAGTATGCAGTATGATTACCAACGACAGTATAAACCGTACACCCCAGCGAATTTAATCTGTCGTAGTAATTATCCTTTGCCCAAGCGAGAGCAGCGAAGTCGATACCTTTGCGACTATCAAAAGTATCACCCATATCAATAACCGTAGTAATCCCTTCCCTTTCTAAAGTGGGAAAAAATACATCATTGTAAAAACTCAGAAAATAATCATGAAATATTTTTGAATTTTTACGTGCCCCAAAATGTTGGTCGGTTATTATAGCAACACGCATTAATACCTCAGTTTAGAATGAACGTTATCTTTTATACTATTATAGTCAGAGTAATTACTTCCGTCAATAGTGTTATCGTCACAAAATACTTCATCAAATCCAGTTCTCTCTAAGATTTTATTTTTAATCTCAAGTTGCTTTTTCTCTTTCTGAATACGGCGAAGAAAAGCGTAGTGAATGATTTGAGTAAAGTAAGCAAATGGGTTTTGTGATTTCTCTGGATTAAAATTATGAATATATTGAACACAATTTTCAATACCATCCGAAATCATATCATCTTTGAAAATATAATTTACAAAGTTTGGTTTAAATGATAGGTGAGTTGCAATCTTAAGAAAACACTCACCAAGATAATTTGTTATTCGTGGTTTGGGATCTCCTCTTTCTTCTGCTTCTTTAATCGACTTCTTATATTCAATCAAAGCAGCAAGGAAATCCTTATTATTTACATAATGTACAGATCTCTTTCTTTTATTCATCGCTGAGGTGTTAATCATTAGAAACTATAATGTATTATGTAGACATTATAACACTTAAGGTCTGAATACACAAACACTTGACACACCTAGGCAAATAGGAGTAAAATAGGTTTGTCGCCTTTGAAAGGTTGTATTTAGATATCTTTATAGAGCTTCTCTAAGATCTCTTTAGCATCATTTATATTACTGATATAACCCATTTTACGATTTATCTTCCTTTGTATCCCAGAAGGACCACCGAAATCGTTTGTAGATCTTATATATCCCTGATACATTGATATCATCTGGATATTTTTAGATTCACTCACTAATAAAACATCATTCATATTTAATATAAACATATCTTCTCTACTGGTTTTCAACCATTGTTCTAGTTTATAACCAGTACCATTTCTAGTTCTAACTTCAGATATAGTAACTGGATTTGTAATTAAGAGAAGAGTTACATCATCTTCTATGGATGGAGATACTTTACAAAAGATCTCTTCACCATTTTTTAATTTAACTGTTGCATAAAAGTCTTCTTCCATCATGTCTTTAAATTAATAGTAATTATTTCGTAATTAAACTTTTCTTCATTATAAATTTTAATTCTTTCTATTAAATGATTTAAAGTATAATTTTTTCTTGATTTGTGAGTACAATCATCAGCAATATCATATAACATTGCCTTTGTTTTATTTTTCCCCTTTCTTAAAACCCTACCTATACTTTGTAAATTGCGTACCCTAGACTTACTAGGTGATGCAAATACTACATTATGGAGGTTTTTTATATTTATTCCAGTAGAGAATACACCATATGAAGCAATAATTATCGCATCATTTTGTTGCTCTGTAATTTCTCTAACTCTTTCTCTTTCTTCAGTATCTATTCCACCATGCACAAAGAATACTTTTCTTCCACTCTTTTTATGCTTATCAATTAGTTGATATAATGGCAATCCATGAGTTTCAACTCTTGAGAAAAGAATAAGAGTATTACCTTTTAAATCTAAAGCAAGATTTTTAATAAAGTTATTTCTCTTTTCATGTGATATAATAAATTGAACTTCATCTTCATAGGTTTCAAATATTTGGGGAGTATGCTTCAGTATAAGACATCTAATATCAAGTTTTGATACATGACCTTTTTCCATTAACTCTGCGGTTCTGGTTACCTTATATGATGGTCCAAATAAACCTTCTAAAACCCATTTGTGTGTTTGAGTTCCGTCTAGTGTTCCAGTAAAACCAAATCTAAATTTTGCATGATGAAGTTTAGTCATAATTTGAATTAATGACTTAGATTTAAATAAATGTGCTTCATCACCAATAACAACATCAAAATCTTCAAAGAAACCTCGCTCTAACTTGTAGATAGATTGCCAAGTTGTTATAACTACTGAAGAAGTATTAGTTTTTTCTCTCCCAGAATAAATTTTGTGACAATATGAACCAGCATCCCAACCGTAATCCTCAAAATCCTTATACATCTGCTCTACAAGAGATGTCGTTGGAACAACTAAGAGAATTTTTTGTGCTTTGTCTACATAGTACCTCACTAATGAATAAATCATCAGAGATTTGCCAGATGCAGTGGGGCTTATCAATAATCTTCTATTGTGCTTTAAAGCATCATATACTCCCTCAATTTGATAATCTCTGGGAGAATGACTACAAATAGATTTCATGTAGTCTTTTACACCTTCATATGAGATGCTTTCATTAACTTCAAAAGGCATCCCATAGAATTTATTATCTTCAAATTTGTAATTATAATTATAATTTTTACAGAAAGAAATTAATTTATCTAGCAATCCAACATAAAGTTGTTTGGATCTCATATCAAATAGATGAATTTCTCCATTCCAATTCCTTCCCCTATACTGAGGCATAAACTTTGCATTAGGAACATCAAATTTAAAGTAGTCTCTTAATTCATATTCAATATGTGGTTCACATTGAATTCTTAAAAAAACTTCATTAGACTTTGAAATTATTAAATCAAATTTGTCAACCATATCCTGCCTGGAATTTTAGAAATTCGATAGCATTCTTAATTTGATAAGTTCTATTTTGAATAACTTTAAGAATACTCTCTAAGTAATTTAGGATAGTTTCGTAGTACTCAATTTTTAAAGATGATTGTGATAATTTTTCATCAGCATCTAAGTACTTTTGTAGAGTATCCTTATCTCTAATTTTTTTGGGGAAAGGGTTTTCAATATAAACATCAGGGTCCGCTTTCCCAGTAAAATATTCGTATCTTTCGTGCCTAATATTTTTTCTTTGTTGCTCTGCTTTCTTTTTTAATAAAACTACGTTATTATAAATGTCAAAATATTTTGCATGTAATATGGGAATATTTGTAGATTCTGTATGTAAATTGTCCATATCAATTTTTGCATCTTCTTCCCACATTTTTTGAATTACATCAAGATCTATTATCATAAAGGATTTCCTTTCCTATCAACTATATTATACATAGTATACTTAAAAGACACCTCTGAAGTAAAGTATTCTTCATCAGAATTTGTAGCATCAAATTCAAGAGCAGATAAACTATATGGAAACATGTCTCTAAAAATTACTTCAAATTGGACATTATTATTACTGTTTAATACTTGTAAAGTTCCATCAGAATAGATATTCATCTCTGGAGTTAATTTATTATTAACTATTGGAGGATTTTTTTGTAAGTTGTGAATTTCACTTAAACTTTCTGGAAACCCTAATCCTCTCATCCAATTTTGTATTTGCATGTAGTTTTCAAGATTTTCATCAACTAAGAATTTT